ATTTTCAGGATTGTCTGAATCTACAACCTCAAATCTGAAATTAACCATATCTTGGGTACCTATTTGTTCTTCAATAGAAGTAGGTATAATTCCATTAGGGGCAGTGAATACATCTAGTAAATTAATTTTATCAATTTTGGAAAAATTATCACCTACTGATACATTATATCCAGATGATTTCTTTTTAAAGGGATTTAAATCTTTAATACTATCTAAAAATGATTTTGAAGATGGTTTTCCTGGGTCACCTGTACCATATTTAGTCTCTCTAGGTAATCCTTTTGTGTTAGCTACCGATTGAAATAAAGAACCTTCTTCTACAAAATAATCTACATATCCATCTTCTCCTGTTATTCCTAATCCGGGGATAGCATCTATTACAGCTCCTATAGGAGTTAAGCCTTCTCTTTTTATATTAGATAAACCTGATACTGCTATTTGGGCTAGCATATTAACACCACCATTAAATATTCTTTGGTTATCTTGCTTATTTAATAATTGTAATCCCGTTTGTCTAAGTAAAAAATTAGTGCCTTGAGGTGAGTTATATAAAAATTTAGAGATTCTTTCAAAGTCTATTTCTCTTCTATCCATAGCAACTTTAAAACCTCCTCTTGCTATTCCTAAACCATCTACTATATCATTACCCCCATGAGACTCTCCTAATAAATAAACTGGATCTGCATTAGGATCAGTAATATCCCATTCCACTCTTTTTAAGTGAAAAGGTGATTCATTAAGACCAGTTTTTATACCTTTGGATATAAAAGTAATGTTAGAACCCGCTCTTAAATTAGAGTTAGTAAGTAGATTAAGTAATGCCATATTTTATTAGGTAGGCATATTATTTATATACTCTCCATTTGTGGGTAAACCACCATTTAAATCTTTTGATGGTTTAGAATCTGCACTGTAAGTAATTTTACTATTTGGTGAAAAAACAGAATTTTCTAGTAAATCTACCATATGATCATTTTCTATTTGTGATTTACCTGAAGGTAAAAATGGTGATGAATTACCCATAGAATTTCCACGGAATAAAAATCCTGGATCCCCCCCAACGTTATCACCTAACTCTAGAAGCGTAGATCTGTCGTATAATGATTTTTTGTCTTTTAAACTCATAATTTTATATTTTTATTGTTTATTATAAATATAACTTAAGAATACTTAGTTGTATGATGTCTATCAGCTTTTACAGCATCAAAACTATTATATACAATTCTTTTATTTGTTTTAGAAGCCATAGCAATGTCTTTTAAAATATCTATTGTTTCTTGGGCCATTCTATTTGGTCCAGATCCCTCATTTCCCCCTAAATCAGTTCCAACAATCATTGAGTCCTTTTTATTAAGTTTAATACTACCTTCAGGACCACTTACTACAGTCTCCCCACCAGGACCTATTATACCATCATTCATAACTCCCATAGTTGTTCCTGCTATTACTCCTGCTAAAGCACCATATGGTCCCCCTAACATAAATCCTCCTATTCCCCCCAGTATAGCTCCTGATAATATTTTGTTTGAAGCTATCATTACTATAAGATCCGCGAATCCTTCTATCATAGGCATTACTACTGTTAATACATCTGCTGCAATTTTTGATAGTTTTTCCATTGATACAGCTAATCGTTGTTGAACATCTAATTGTTCTAAGTTTGTTAATAAAGCTTCATTATCTTCATCTCTAGCTCTTTGTTTTAAAGTTGCTAAATCTTCTTGTTTTAATAACATTTCGGACATTTGATCCGAAGTCATACCAAAAGCTTTTGCTAATGCATCCTGTTGTAGAACATTTAGTTTACTAAATTCATAAAAATCACCTACTTCTTTATTAATTTCTCTTGTTAATCCTTCATAATCTCCTGTTAGTGAAAATAATCTTGCTCTTTCTAAGTTGATTTGTTTACCTGTAAATAATTCCGCCTGAAGTTCAGCGTCTATAGATGATTGAAAATCAAGTAAAGATTTAGATGTAGAAACTACTTCTTGTAGTTCCATCCCAAATTGTTTAGCTAAGGCTACTGCTTTAGCTATTTTTTCAGGATTACCACCTAAATTAGCAGAAACTTGGCCTGTTACTTTAGATGTTGCATCTAATATAGATTTTAAATTAAGTCGAACACCACCTTCACGTTCTGCTGCTACAGTACCTGCTATTGCTGCCTTAGTGGTTTCTCTAATTGACATTCCACTTATACTAGCTAGTTGAGAAAATCTTCCTGCTGCATCTGCTGTTAAAATTTGTGTTTCTAATAATCTGTTTGATTCTACTAATTGTTGGGCTGTAAACTTGACAGCTGTTCCTCTTATAGCATTTAATTTACTATTAACTTCTAATAATTTTAAGGAAGTAGCTAATACATCACCTGATTGAAATGCTGCAAATTGCATTTGTCTACCAAATTCTGTGGCTTCTTTTCTACTAATCCCTAATTCTGTACCTGCTTTAGTAATAGCTTTGCTAAAATCTAGTACAGCGTCTAATGCCTTAGCAAATATAATAGCGGGGCCTGCTTGTCTTAAAGCATTACCAAATACTTTAGTAGCTGCTCCCATACCTTTAAGACCACTACCTGTTTCAAGGGTAGTAGTTTCCATTGCTGTTAGTGCCTCTTTAGCTACTCCTAAATCTCCTATAATTGGAAGTTTATCTGCTATTCTTAAAAGATCATCAAAGATCCCCATTTTTTCATTTAATTCGTTTCTGCCCTGGATTTGATCTTGAATACCTTTAGCTTCAGTTTCATTACGCTTAATTAATTTTTTATATTGTTCTTCTTGAGCAGTACCAGCAAATTCTGCGGCTTTAGTCCTTAAATCAAAATTCATTCTTTCATTTTTAGCAGCTGCTGCTAAAAGGTCTTGTTTGCTTCTTAATTGTTCACCTGATTTTTCTAAGGCAAATGCTTCATCAGCTGCATTTTTTGAAAAAGCTTTTGAAAGGTCATTAATTTCAGCATATGTTATTTTACCTATCTCATTATACTTTCTCATTGCTTGAGCATTCATCTCAAGTGCTTCTCTTTCTTGGTTTATTTGGGCTAAACGTTTAGCATTACCCCCACCTGAATTACCAGCATCTTGATCTCTATATGGATAGTTTTTTAACATATAATAATATTATTCAATAATAAATATAAAAAAAGAAAGGTATCTGAGATACCTTTTACTTTTTAAAATTGTACGTTGATGAAGGATTAATATCGGGGCCCATTGGATTTTTAGAAGGAGGATTATTATTTTGTTGTTTTGCCTCCGAAGCTTTCTTTTGGGATTCTAACCATTCATTGATTTTATTAATATGAAATATTCTTAGCCAAACGGGCATGTTATATACATCTGAATGAATAAATCCACCACCACCATGGTACACCAGATCATGTATTTGACTGAATATTGTATTTTTATACTGAGGCGTCAGGCCAAAAAAAGTTAATACCAACAGGAATAGTTTTTTCGACTATATTACCTCTACTATCTTCATGTTCATACACTAAGTTAGTATTGGGTTGGATTTTTTCAATATATTTTCTTAATTCTCTTGCATCTCTTGCTAGTAGTTGAGTATCGACAAAAGTTCTAATTGTTGATTTTTCGCGGTCACCATCAATAGATAAAATTGTGTGTTTTAAAGTTGTAGTTGAAGAAAAATTACTATTAGCATTAATTTTTTTAAGACCTTTTATTTCATTATCAATTAATTTTTCATCAGCATGGGTTAAAAGCTTAAAAGTAATTTCTTTTTTAGATGTAGGTAATATAAAACTAAATTCATTTTTATTATCTGAAATTAAAGATTCGTCTAGTATTTTATCCTTTAATTTGGATAAATCTACATTATGATTAATTCCATCTTGTGTAAATGAATAATTAGCCCCATATCCTAGAATACGAGCTGCAACTAATATAGCATTTTTATCACCTATTAATAATTCATTATAATCAATAGGAGTAACTATAAGAGATTGAAGTAATTTATCAATTACTGTACCATTGGCTATTAGATTTTGATTGGTTAATATATCTTCTTCTTTAGCAGTCATATATTTCATCTCAATAATTCCATTTTTTAAGGGGGATCCTTCTGGGTATATTAAACCTTTTGAGGGTAATGTAACTTCCTCTGCGGGAAATTGGGTGTTTGTTTGTTCCATAACGTTATTTATTAAAACTAGTTCAGATATACATATATAAAAACAAAAAAGGACGTCAAAAAATGACGTCCAATCTCGCAATTTCGGGAGAGAAATATATTTAGAAATTTAAAATAGCATAATCCATTTGGATAGTTATATTAATGTTTACAGGATTATCTGAACTCCAATCCATGTCTCCAAAGGTAGCATTACTACAAAATGCTCCTTTTAAAATCCATTCTTCAACTATATCACCTACAGGTCCTAATGTTTGTATTCTTACTTCTTTTTTATAAAAATCAGAATAACCATCTCTACCTGTAACTGATTCAGTACCTAAACGAATCCATTCCATTACAGCTTGGGCACCCGATGGAGTTACTGGGTCATATAAATCACATGAAATACTTTCCCAACTCGATTTACCTTTAATTCTTCTTTTTGTATTAATGTGATCAAGAACCACTGTGTTTGAAGAAAAAATAGGACGAGCTACTTTTTTAATAAGGTATGCCGGGATGCCCTCAATATCCATTAAAAACCTATTTTGTAGTTTAGGTTCAAATGCTGTGAACATCATGTCTGTTGATTGTATTATTGCCATTTTTTTATTATTTTATTTTATTCTATTATAAATATGAGTTTTTTAACTTTTTATACAGGGAATGTTGCTCCTGTTGGTAAAATGTTAAAGTCAAGTACTATAAATTCAGCTGTTTTAGTTGGTTGTAAATAAATCGCGCCTATTAATTGATTTCTATCAATTACATCTGGTGTGTTATTATTTTCATCCATTTGGACTCTGAAAGCAAATAATCCTTGTTGTTGTTGTACTGACTCTAAATATGGATTAACAATATTTAAGAATCTGTTTCGTGTTTGAATAGTATTTTGTTCGAATACTAAGAATCTTGAAGAACTTGCAATAAATTTCTTAAGCGTAATTAATAATCTACGAACATTAATTCTGTCTAACGCTGTTGATCTTTCTTGTAGTGTTTTCTGACCCCAAATACAAACTCCTGTTTGTGGGAATGTAGCAATTGGGTTAATTTTTTCATCATATAAAACATCACGATCAGCTTGATTTAATCTAATTTTAGCTTCTATTACATTTCCTAATATACCTCTATTTAAACCTGCTGGTGCAAACCATTCAGCCCCAATTCTATCTGAAGCAGCTATTGCTCCTGGTACAATTACTGATGGTGGTACTAATATTGGCTTATTAATGGAAGAATCAAGTACTTTAACCCATGGATAATAAACTGCAGCGTAGTTGGTATCTAATCCTTGTACGTTATTTATAGCTGTGTTTACTGAAGCATCTACTATACTTGAATCCATTACAAAAAATGCATCTCCTCTTTCTTCTACCATATCAATACCTGCGTTTGTTACTGCTGGGTGTAATGAATGAATAACACCAGGCATAGCTAGCATATTAATATCATATTCATCTTGATTTGAAAGAATATCTAATGCTTTTTTATATGCTTTAAATCCAGCAGCATTTGTAGTACTTAAATTAAATCCATATAAATTAGTTGCTGAGATCTGATCTCCTATATTAATAATTTGGTGATTTGCAATACCATCGTCTCCTCCTTGGAAAGGAACTGTAAATTTTAATTGTCCTGCTGTTGGACCATTTGCTCCCGTTGTATCAATTGAAGCACTTAAAGCTCCTGTAAATAGACTTGAACTTGGATGGCCTGAGAAATTTTCAACATTAAATTTACCTGATACATTTGCTGGTGCTGAATCGGGCATTGGTAATAAGAAATTCATATTATCTGATTCTTTATCAGCGAATTTAAATCCTAAATATCCTCTTGAACTATAAGTATTATCTGTTCCCGTTTGTTGTACTCCTTCATAAGATGCTGAAGGGAATACTAATGCTGTAGGGGAAGGCCAATAAAAAGAAGCTGGTAAAATTGGGTTTGTAACTGCTGCAAAACCCTTAGGACCTAATTTAGGATCAATTGCTCTTGCTTCTACTGTTGCATCTACTTCTACTCTAATATAATTTGAAATATTTGAAAAATTACCTAGTAGTTCAACTTTATCTAAAGTATCATTATATTGTGGGAATCTATCTCCAATTACTCTTGAAATATATCTAGGAGAATCTGGATCTAAATTTACGTTATTATATTGTTCTAATACAATAGGATTTTTATCTTTATCATTAGCTCTTCTTAAAATTACTGAAAATGTCATATATTGTTCAACACCATCAATAGTTCCGGGATCTTTTAAGTTTGCAATCGATATTTTAAATTCTTTAGATAATGTTTTACCATGGTCTAATGTATGGAATTTAAATAAATTTTTAGTAGTTGTTTTAGGAAGAACATTATTAGCATCTAAAAATCCTGATGTAATAAATGGTGTAGAAGCAAAACCGTACTTTTCCGTTTGGCTACTTTCACCCCCACTAAACACTATATTAGCTGATTGAGTAGTAAAAAATATGTTAGATCCACTACCTACAGAAAATGTATCAGTTGTCATAAATAAGCCACTACCTGTCCCCGCTATAGTTGTTTGTTGGTTTTTAAAATTTATATAAGTGTAACCAGGAGTACCTGCGTATGTGTTAGCTGCTGATAAACTATTATTAGGTGAATCACCCAATTGTTTAAATAAATAATCAGAATTAGCTGGATTAATAGAAGCAGAAAATGGATGGTTTGAAGAACTTAATTCTAAGTTAAAACTAGCACTAAAGTTAACACTAAAAACTCCAGATTCTAAAGAACCGGCACCATATGCTTTAGTTGAATGTAATGTAGGATCTCCTGTAGTTTTAGATGGTAATAATACACCAATTATTACATTAGCTCCTCCTGAACCCGAAAGTGCTACAGCTACAGCTGATTTAGTAGTACCATATGTAAAACCTGATCCTCCTAATACTCTTACTACAGTAACTGATCCTGCATTTTTTAAGTATTCTCTAACTGTTTGTGGAACATATGTTTCTGAACTTAATGGTCCAAATCTTCTTTCAAATTCTGAAAAACTTCTTACTACCGTTGGTACGAAAGCTGGTCCTTTTGTTGTTGGACCTACAATTGCAGCGCCTATTGCGCCTACTCCTTGAGGAAGGAATGAAAGGTCGTTTTCTCTTGTAAAAACACCTGGTGAAATTATTTGTTCTGCCATCTTATATTTTATTTAGTGTGTTATCCCTTTGATTGGTCTCGTATAAATATGAAAAAAAATCGTAAACCTAACCAAGAGTAGCGATTAAGTATATAAACCTAATCGCTAATAAATACAAAATAAGATTTAAAAAAATTACTCTGTTGGGGTAAAAGTTCCTGTGTCTAGATTAATACTTCCTTTACCATATTTATCTGATAGTGATTTTGCAAGAGTAATTTCTCTTTTTTCTAAATCAGCTAATTGTTTTTTAAGTAAAGTTTCATTTTCTTCTAACTTAATTTTACTAATTTGAATTTGACCAAACTGAAATGTAATTTGATCGGTTTCTGTTCTTAGTTTTGTAAGTTGAGATAATTCATCTTTGGAGAAGCGTACTGGTGTTGATTTTACTTCTTGGGGTGTTGGAATTTTTTCTTGTATTGCCATAACTTATTTTTTAATATCGGATATACATATATGTAAATTAGAAAAACCCACCATTTATCATCCCGAATGAACCTGTTCCACTTGCACTTATATTACCTGTAACTTGTAATTTTTCAGTTGGTGTAGTTATTCCTATACCAACGTTACCTGAACTATCAATAACTAATCTTTTATTAGCGCTTCTATCTGCTAATACTATATGGTGGCCTGCGTCACTATCTGTTCCAAATAACGCCCCGTAAGTTCCGCTATCGTCGTCTTGAACACTTACCCAAGCTTGATTATCACTAGACTTAAATACGCTAGTAACGTTCGTTGTTCCTGAGTGCACTTCTAGTTTATTTCCAGGGCTAGTAG